GCAGCAGCAAACAATGATGTATTAGTAGGATTAGATATTAACCCTACGTTTACTAATGGGGCATTTACGGGGGTAAGTAATTTTGGCTTACGAGTAAATGGAAGGATTGTAAATACATTAGGCAACAATCAGGTAATATTTAGTAGCGTAAGTGCAACAACAGGTTGGCAAGTTTTGACACTTCAAAATACGGGAGCAAACTGTACATTTGGTATAGAGCAAAGCACAGGTACTGCATTATTTGGTAATTCTTTAGCTTATGCAACTGTACTTGGTACATCAAATGCAACGGCTTTACAATTTGGAACTAATGCCATTACAAGACAAACTATATTCTCAAATGGTAATGTAGGAATAAACACAACCACAGACGCAGGTTTTAGGTTAGATGTAAATGGTACTACTCGTTTCATAGGTACTGCTTCAAGTGATACTGCACCATTAGGAGCAGAATTAGCAGCAGTTACAGGAACAGGAACGAATTGGACTTTAGCAGGTACTAACTTAAACGTAGGTGGTTATACGCACACAACAGGTTCGGTAGTTCCTTTGACAACGGCTTTAGCTGCGGTTAATGGTACTTACTACCAAATAGTTTATACCATTACAGGTAGAACGACAGGTTCAATTACAATAGCTTATGGAGGTACAAGTACAACTGTTTCTGCAACAGGTGCAAGTGGACCATTAGCTTCATCAACGGCGGTTTTAACCATTACACCAACAACAGATTTTGATGGTACAGTAGTTTTAAGCATTAAGACTATTGGTACAAGTTCTGCATCAAGTACTTTTTCAAATAGTGCTTCAACAAGTAATATTGAAGTAAGAGCAAGTAGTTTAACATCTAATACATTTATAGGTTTAAGTTCAGGTAGAAGAAATACAACAGGAACTTTTAATACTTTTATAGGTGCAAGTGCAGGGTCAAATAATACAACTGCAAGTAATAATACATTTGTTGGTCAAGTAGCAGGATTTTCCAATACAACAGGTGCAGGTAATACTATTGTAGGAAGTTTTGCAGGACAAAATAATACAACAGGAAACTTTAATACATTTATTGGAAACTCATCAGGTATAGCTAATACAACAGGACAACAAAATACATTTTTAGGAATTAATAGTGGAAATTCAAATACAACAGCTACAGGTAATACATTTTTAGGGGCTTTTGCAGGTCAAGCTAATACAACAGGTGGTATTAATACATTTATTGGTCAAAATAGTGGTCAAGTTAATACAACAGGAAGTCAGAATTTATTTATAGGTAATAATTCAGGACTAAATAATAATGCTACTTTTAATTTATTTGTAGGTCAGAACGCAGGACAAAATAATACAAGCGGTGGTGCAAATTCTTATATAGGACAAAACTCAGGTGCATCTAATGTATCAGGAAATAATAACCTATATATAGGAGGCGAGGCAGGTACAAGTGTAAGTTCAGGTTCAAGTTCTGTTTTAGTAGGAAGAAATGCAGGTAGATATATTGCTGATAAATCAACTGCAACTACTATTATAAATGATAGTATTTTAATTGGTAGTACTGCATCTCCTTTAGCAAACAATCAAACAAATCAAATTGTTATTGGACATAATTCCACAGGCTTAGGTTCTAACACAACAGTAATAGGTAATAGTTCAACAACATTAACTGCTTTATATGGTGCAGTAATAACAGGTGGCACATCAGTAAACGCTTCTGCTCAATTACAAGTAGATAGCACTACTAAAGGCTTCCTACCACCAAGGCTAACTACTACTCAAAAGTTAGCTATTGGTACACCTGCGGCAGGTCTTATGGTTTACGACACAACATTAAATCAAATGTCATATTATAATGGCACATTATGGATAAACTTTTAAAATAATATAAAAATGAAAACAATTCAACCAGTGGTATTCCCACTAAACTTAGGAACGGCAGTAATACTTAATGCGTATTGTATCAATGACAATTTAAGCACATCTGCTACTTTCTACTATGCACTTTTAAGTGATACTCAAAGTCAGTTACAACAAGGTAACTTAACAATGACAGGAGAAGATTACGATAATTGGGCAACAAACGAATATGCTTACAATTGGGTAGCTACACAAATTGATGTAACAATTATTGGTGATTATGTACCTCCAGTACCTCCTCAACCAGAACCAATTGTTGAAGAAGCTATTGAAGAAGCAATTTAATTGAATATTTAACTATATTTGTAAAAATTTAAATTTTATGTTACAATTAAGCGAAAAAGACTTGAACGAGCTTCAAGCATTCATCAACAAAATCCCAACTGAGTTCGGGTTGCCATTGTTAAACTTCTTTGGTAAGTTAGCAGAAGATCAAAAGCCTAAAAACGAAGACTAAATGACTCAAGATAGCAGCCAAGCTTTAATCAATACCGGCGTCTCAATGACCGCCGCGACATTGTCAGTAACCCAAGCACAACCTTTTGTGACTTTAGTGGCCGGCTTGGTTGCTATCATTTCCGGTTTTATGGCAATAAGATATTACTATAAAGCAACTAAAAAATATGACTAGGTTTTTCTTACTCATATCACTTTTAGTCATTGCACTACTTTTAAGCAAGTCTTACAAGGCAAGCGATCCTATCGTTGTCATTACAACCGACACGCTTGAAATAAAGCATGATTCGCTTATATATCGTAAAGGCAAAGATATCCGAAAAGATACTACAATATACGATACCATATCCGTAAGCACACCAGTTGACACCATGGCCATACTTAAAGAGTATTTTGCCAAGCATATCTACAAAGACACAATAAGCATACAAGACGGCACCATTGCCATCACCGACACGATCAGCAAAAATGCAATCTTTGGCCGATCAGTAAGCGCAAGCATTACACATAAGATTATTAAAGAGGTGCGTGAACTGCGCATTCCTTACCAGCCTAAAGGCGAACTTTATATTGGAGGCAATGCCACAACTAAAGGCACACTGGGTGCCGGCCTTATTTACAAGACTCCATACAAAGGCCAGATCCAACTAAACATCAACACTAACAAAGAATTTCAAATCGGATATTTTAAAAAGATTTTATGACACTACCAATGACATTTAAGGATTTTGCAAAAAATCCAATAGTTGCAACACTATTTTTAGTATTGCTTGCAATATCATATTTATACATTGACGTCCGTACTACGTTCAAAGACCAGATCACCACACAAAATGTAAAGGTCGAAAAGCTAGATGATAAAGTTGATGTGATGCAAGTGGCCTTAAGAAGATGTGACTCATCATTGGCTGCGGCAACGGCTAAACTTAGCACACTTGAAAGCCTAGGCAAAATTCAAAATATTAAGTAATGAGGTACATATTTTTTATATTTATATTAGGATGCACGGCAACGGCCCAGCAGCCAAGCATAGAGACAAAAGAGGATATTGAGTTTGCAAAGCTTATGGAGCAAGTAAGCGCAACCAATGCTAAATCTGTTGAGGTACAAGCAAAAGCATCTAAGAAAGAGGCCGAACTGGTGCAGCAAGCAGTTGCAAAAATTACTGAATTAAAACAAGAGGTGACAATATTAAAAACAGAGTTAAATGATGTCAAAGCGACTTTGGATAGTGTTAGCAATGATACTGGTGTCAGTTTCAAGCTTTTCGCAATATCCGCAAATAAAGAAAATTAAGGATGACTCTGTTGTAATAATGACCATAGATCAAGGCAAAGAGATCAATGCTTTGTATATCGGATACAATAAGACAATAGATTCTTTAAAAAATAAAAGCATAAAAGATGACTCTTTACTCAATGTCTACATTTATAAAGCTAGCAAGCTTGAGAATTACAAATATCGCTACGAGGCTAACATGGAAAGTTATCAAGCAAGAGAGCGAGAACTTGAAAAAATGGATAAATACCATGCTTGGCAAAAAATAATATTAATCTTTTTAGTAGTTTTTCAATTCAGTCAATTATAATTTATGAAACAATTTTTCCAAGAAGAGAACGGCCGCTTTAGTATGAAGCGCCTTTGCGGTTTACTTTGCACAATAGCACTTTGTGTGACTATGTACCATAATCAATTTAGCGAAGAGCATACGGCTCCCAGCGCTATCTTAGTTGAGGCGGTGGCGATGCTTGCTTTTGGTACTTTAGGACTGACCAGTATTGAAAAGATATTTAAGAAAGATGCATAAGCGAGAAAAACAACTTTTAGCAATTGTCGGCGTCCTATGGATGATCGGCCTTTTTTACTTTATTAAACAAATTATATGAAGATCAGCGAACATTTAAGCCTATCCGAGGTGACACGCAGCGAGCAAGCCAAGCGCCTTGGGATTTCAAACATGCCAACAGAGCAACATCTAGAGAATTTTAAAAAGCTAGCAGAGGCTATTTTCGAGCCTATTAGAGCGCACTTTAGATGCCCTATACATATTTCATCCGCTTACAGATCCGAGGCTCTCAATAAGGCCGTGAAGGGCAGCGCTACAAGCCAGCATTGCAAGGGCGAAGCGATTGACATCGATATGGATGGATCAAGTCATGGGGTGACTAACAAGATGGTGCATGATTATATTAAAGCCAATTTAGACTTTGACCAGTTAATCTGGGAATTTGGCACTAAAGATAACCCAGACTGGGTGCATGTAAGCTTTAAAGCAAACGGCCCACAAAGAAAAGAATCTTTGCGAGCCGTGCGAAATGCTAGTGGGGGAACTAGCTATTTATTGCATAAATAATAGTTGAGTGATCGCGCTTTAGAAACCTAGCAATTGAGGTACAATTATAGCCGTTAAAATAAGCGGCTTTTATAAAGTCATACCTTAGATCAACAATTTCTTGTTTGCGTGATCTGTCTAGCATTTGCTTGTACGTTAAGCCATTTTCTGCAAAGTAAGTCTCTGCCCATTTTTCAATGACTACTTTAGGCTTTAATTTACGATGCACAATTTTTTCAACTTTTACTATTTTTTCTACCACTACTGGTTGCAATCTAGGCTCAAGCATTGCCTCAATCCTTTTTAATGCATGATCATTGCAACCAGTGTATAATTTAATGTAATTAAGAATTTCCTTCATTGTTGATTTTTACCTCGTTAAACAATCCAAGCAATTCGCTTGCTCCTACCCAGCTTTTAAAAGCTTCAAAGCTTTTTTCATCGTTTTGTAAAAGGTGTGTCAGCTTGCCTACAAGATCAATTTTTTCTATGATCGTAAGGTCTTGCCATTGTTGGTGATTTGCCATAGTTAAAAGTTTTTAAATTTTGATAAAAGCGTTGCAGTTAAATACAACGTGATTGCTAAAGGAACTGATACTAACATAAAAAATGTTAGTTCAAAAATAAAGGTTAAGTATGGCCTCATAAGTTTTGCATTATAGCGGTTACTAAAAAAGCTACGCATACAATGATAAATGCATACATAGGCTTGATACTTTCTTGAGCATAGCGCTCGTTTGCTTTTTGTTGTGGTGTTTTTAAACGATTCATAGTTTTGATTATTGATTAAAAAATATGTGCGTTAAATAGACGCACCCCTATTTTATTTTAATTTACTTTTTTCAAGTATTTATTAAATAGGCACTTTGCGTGTTTCCAATTTTTAGGAGTAATAGCTAAAACCCAGTTTTCTATATAAACTTTGCCTTCATGTCCATTTTCAAAACGGATAGTCCATCCAGTATATTTACTATTAGCACATTCAATAACATCGTCAATATTATGATCCGACCATTGATATACTGCTTCAATAAAACCTCCGCAAATTTCAGTATAAATTTGATCGGTTATAAGACTAAAGCGGTTATAAATAGCAAGATTAAAAGCTAGACCGCCGTCCATTTGTAAATACTCGTTAAATTTTTTCATAGTTGGTTTGTTTTAATAAATCAAAGCTAAAACAAACAATTGGAATAAAAAAATAATTTTAATATATTTTTTTAAAATGACTTAGAGTAAAGTCTTTTTTGTTCTGTACCATCCCAAAAATGCGCTCTTCAATGCCGCCACTAGTGAATATCCAAAAAACACGCGAAGCGGTTTTTCTGTCTTTTGTCTGCATTCTGGCTCTTGATTGCCAATAACTTACGGCGCTAAAGTCAATGTTATACATGACAAGCGCCTCTGCACTGCTTAGATTTATGCCTTCACGGCCCGACTGGATCTGGGAAATGAACACCGCGTCACCATCTGCCTCATTAAAGGTCATTGGATCCTCTATTATACGGCCAGCAAAGGTGTATCTTAACTGCATACCCTCTGCAATGTACTTATAAAATATGGCTATCTTCTGGCCTTTGAAGCGCTCTTTAATAAATGTAGCTTTTGTGTCATCAAAGATCACCGCATTGCCATCCTCTGTCTTGACTGATCCGCTACAAATTTGATGGATCTTTTGCATCTCTTTGACCGCCGTATCTGCAAGCACAACTTGTCCATCTTTAGTCTTGAACAATTTATCTTTTTTAATCTTATCAACTGCCCACTTAACCTTATCACTCATCTTTACATATAAGATCGTCTCTTGCACTAAAGACTCAAAGCCGGCCTCTTCTTGCGTATAAGTCAACATCAAGTGCTGGATGTCCGACTGGATGCGCTCTTGTTTGACTTTACTATAATCTGCCAATTCTCTGTTGTAAACATATTTCTTGGCCGGAATGCCATACTCTTTGTGCCATGCATAAAAGTTTTTAAAGTCTTTAAATGGACTAAAACTACTCACCCAGAATTGATGATAAAACTGCGCATAAGTCTCTGGACTAGGTGTGCCGCTTAAATATATAATAGGCTTGCCTATGCATAAAATCATTAATGCTTTAGTTCGCTCCGATGGTTGTGGGTATTGGCCCAATGCATGCGCCTCATCTATAATGATAAAATCATAATTCTGTACGCATTTATGTACGCTTTCATAATTAATGATCAGTAAATCATATAGACAATTGGACTGCTTAAAGTCATCCTCTATGCTAGAGATCGCTTTCTTTTTTGTGACAAACAATACTTTTTTTGCACCATATAAACTAGCAATATGCAAGCTGGTGATCGTCTTACCAGTGCGCACTTGCATCGCCAAATAGACAAGCTTAAATTCTCTTAAGATGTCAATTGCTTGCTCTGCTATGTCTACTTGATAGTCTCTTAGTTGCATGTCAAAAAGTTAAAATATTGACTTATGTTTATGTAATATGTGTCAAAAAGATAAGGCCGGCATTCCCTAATTACTATAATAAATTTTATTATTGATTTTTTTTGCCGGCCTTTTGCCTAATCATATTTAATTGCTCAAAGGCTATGCAATGTTATATTAAGCCGTCTTGTAGCGGCTCGTCCTCTTTTTGATCCACTCGTCTATAACCCTCTTTCCAAAGGATGCGTGTAAGCATCACGGAATTTTTGACGATGGTAGCTTCGGAATTGCGAGGATAAAGCAAATGCAATACCTCATGAATTAATATTTCTAGATGTTTTTTGCCTTTTAATCGCTCGTCTATTTCTATTACACCATCACTACTGGCGAGGCCGTGTGCTTGCTCTCTGCCAAGTTTGCGATATATGATTTTGATCTTAAGCATCTTTCTTTAATTCTAATTCATCCAGACGATCTATTTGATCACTAGGCGTGAAAATAATTTGGCCGCCGCGTACCTTAGCAAGATAGCGTCTTATTTCTTGTTCAATGCCATGCACTTCTGCCAGCTTATTAGTAAGCCATGTCTCTTGTTCGGATAATTTCATTTTGTTAAATAACTTTGGTAGTCTCATACTCTAGCTGGATTAATAAATCAATGTAATGTTTTGCTTTTTTTAAATCTTCTATGCCGTTTTTGTTGCGATGCCTTATCACATACTTGATAATGTTGCCCTCAATAAAAGGTATATTGTTAGCATGTATAAATTCAGTTGGCTGGATCTTACAATCCTTATAATGCGATCCGCCTACTTGTCCGTCTTTCGGTGAAATTTCCCACATGTCTTGCATTTATAAATTATTTTAATTGTTCCGCTTGCTAAAATTTGTCTGCTATGTTTTTGTATATCATCCGATCCACACTCTGGGCATGTACCTTTATACTCGCCAAAGATAACACCAAAGTGTGTCTTAGCATCTATGTGATTATTTAAAAGCTTGTGTACTTTCTCAAGTAATATCACATCCATCTTGCAATATTTCACCATCTTAGCCAGTGCTACCTTATCATTTTTTAATGCAATGTCTTTCCACAAATCAAATTCAGTTTTGATCTTTTGGCCGATGCCTAAAAACGTAGCAATGTAGTTAAGTTTATTTGAGTTGAACTTAAACTTTGAGCGCGCCACTTTCAAAGTATCAATCGTTGTGTATTTTGGGAACATGTCAATGCCGTGAAACAAACATCTAGTGCGCACCCATGCAAGATCAAACTTGTCACCATTGTGTCCAATGATCTCATCTGCCGTGTTAAGCACTTTGATAAAATCATTGAGCATCTTTTTATCATTCTGCTTGCTATCCCAAGTCAAAGCATGTGTCTCTTTCTCATCTTCCCACTTATAGCAAATGCAAATGATTGCACGCTCTTTAATAATATTTTGTGGCCCAATGTTTAATTTAAACCCACTTTGCCAAAAGAAACCGATGTTTGCACTGGTCTCAATGTCAAAATATAATCGTTTTCTTTTGGTAGTCATGGGATAAAGTTATTACTTTTTGTGAGAAAGTTGATAACTAAATTCTTTTGGCCTATCATTCTCATGCTCTGCGTGCCACAATTGCTGGACGGCTTGGAATAATGACCACTGCTTTGTGGTGTCCATTTCAGTGACCATCTGCCATCCTGGGCCTTGTATTACTCCGCCTTTGCCATAAGTCCTGGTCTTGGCATTAAGCCATAAAATAGCCACGCCATCAATTTTTGGCATAATATCCGCCTTGCCTATGGCTGCGGTATATAGTTCGCGATAAGCGGCTAGTTGCAGCCAGTACGAATTATAAATGCCGTTACTTGTTTTAATGTCTAAAATATAAGTTTTGCCCTCAATTGTGCAAACGCGGTCAATGGTGCCGGCAAAGCCTAAGCCACTGTTTATAAATGTTTGTTCAACTAATAAATGCTCCGGCTTATGGTTAGTGCTAAATTCAACGTAACGCTCAAACATAGACCATTCGTCAAGCGAGTATTTAGGCTTGCCATGTTCGTCAAGCAAAGTGCATTCGGTGCCGTAGTCATAGTCTTCGGTAAGTTGATGCACCGCCGAGCCACGCTTACCGGCTGCGTCTCTAATTTCGTCGGCCTTAGATCCTACCTCTTTCATCCACATAATTAATTGCGCCGGCTTTGGATATGCCTCAAGCAAGGTAGTGGCGCTAGGGAAATAGTTGCCGTTCTCGTCTGTGTAGAATCGGCCGTCTTTAAATGTTAGCTGGTTTGATGTTTGATTTTTGATTAGCATATAATTTCTTTAATGGTGATCTCATCTGTTTTTTCTCTGCCGCCATTCTTGGCGATCTGGTTTGCTATCTCTTCGGCTTGCTCTAAAGTAGCAAAGCCTTTTATAAATTTACCATCTACTCTAATAAAGTATCTATCTTCATTAAAGATCAAATCTGTTTCTTTTGTAATTTTTACAACTGGCATAAAAAATATTTATTGGTTTAAAAAAGTGCAGCTTTTTGTACGGAAGCTGCAA